ATCGCTGCTTTTGGGAATCAGTGATCGCACCGCGGGCTTGGCAGTGGGCTGGGCTTTACGGGCTGTGGCCATGTGTGCTCCTGTAGGCTAAAAGGCTATTGTAACACATTGCTCATTTTGAGTCAACCTCCTGCATGCTCAGCTGGATCCAGGTGATATACTTCTCGTCCCGGAACGCGATGTAGTAGACACGATGTCCACGGCATTGGCGGCCAAAATAATCTTTCCAAACCGGTTCAATGGTTGGATAATATGGACTGCCAAAGATGCGGTAGCAAGCCCTATCATAGTCCCGGCCATCTCGGTAACAGTTGAACCGTAGGGCCACCGTGAATCCCTGTTTATGCACTCGGAAACGTCGATCCAGTTTGACTATTTTCATATCAATATTTCAGTTTGGCTAAAAATAAATGCTGCTCAAAGTTACCAAAGGCTTGCTCGGCCCGGTGGTATATTTCCTCATACTGCCGGGTGGTTCGTTGCTGTCTGCGACAGGTCACTGCTTCTTTGCTGAGTTCTGTGAGATGTTTGTCTGCTGCATCTAGCATGATCTGGAGATCACGCCGGGCACGTCTGTTCTGTATTTGGGCCAGTTGCACCCTGCAATCCAGACTTTTCTGTGTTAGTTCATCCATAACAGTATTTTATGACATTGGGATTTTCTGGTCAACCTGTCCATAAATACTAGACTATGCCCCGTTTAAGCCTATATCGTCCTAATCGGACCAAAGATTACCAGTTTTTTGACCGCACCATTTCGGAGATGTACACCGTGGGCGGATTGGATATTTACATTCACAAGTACATGGGACCGCAAACCGGCGGCCAAGACAGTGCGTTGAGTGGTAACGCTGACGCTACCCAACCCATCTACGAAGATCAAAGCCCACTGAACATACAAGATCTGTTGCTGTTGGAAAACCGTGACAGGATTTACGATCCGGACATCTATGTGCTGCGCGGCGTTTATCGCACACAAGACGTGGACTTTGATCTCACCCAGTTTGGCTTGTTCCTGAACTCAGACACGCTGTTCATTACGTTCCACTACAACGACATGATTGACACGTTCGGGCGCAAACTCATGAACGGCGATGTGATCGAAGTGCCCAACCTCAAAGATTACAATCCTTTGAATCCAGCACTGCCACTGGCCTTGCCCAGATACTATGTGATACAAGATGCCAACTTTGCATCAGAAGGTTTTAGCCAGACTTGGCTACCGCACCTGTGGCGTATCAAAGCCACACCGTTGACCAACGCACAAGAGTACAACAGCATATTGAGCAAACCATTCGTGGCAGAATACATCTGGGATCCGGGCGATTTCTATCCTGGAGGCAGCATCGTCAACTACGGCGATGTGTACTATCGTGCTATCCGGAACGTGCCGGCTGGCACAGACATCACTGACACCACATACTGGTCTGAGTACACACCGCCCACTATATCGGACATGCAGAGCACCAGACCCAAGGATCAACAGATCAATGATGACATCCTGATCCAGGCCAACGCCGAAGTACCCAAATCGGGCTATGATGTGGAAAAGTTCTACGTAGTGGCCACATTGGACAATGGTCAACCGGCTAACCCCACCAGCCTGACCACCATAGATGGTACCACGGTAGACGGTACACAAGGTGGTATGAACATCACTCCCAGAGCAGACGGATACACTGCTGGTTACCTCACTGGTGATGGTTATGCACCCAATGGCTTGCCAGTGACCCCGGGAATATCGTTTCCCCCAGATCCTGTGTCAGGAGATTACTGTTTGAGACTAGACTATAAACCCAATAGACTGTTCCGATTCAATGGTCGTGCTTGGATCAAGATCGAAGAGAAAGTCAGGACCAATCTCGACAATGGACCAGTGAATGAAACCTTGCGCAGCGGCTTTGTTAACAATACATACACTACTGAAACTACGGACATGGGCAACATTCCACAGCGTCAGAGCTTGAGTCAAGCACTCAAACCACGTGCAGACAATGGCGATCAAGGAGGTAACTTGCCTCCTAACCCACCACCTTACTACGGCGGTAATCGATAATGCAACAGTTTTTCTACGACGCACAGATACGCAGGTTCCTGCTGCAATTTACTAGGATCTTTTCAGGATTCCAAGTGGAGTATGGCAATGAGAATGATGGCGTGAATGCAGCTACATTGTTGCGTGTGCCAGTTCGTTACGGTGATGCTAGCCGCAATGCACAAACCATCATCCAAGAGAACTCGGCCAGCGCATTGCCATCCACACCACTGATGACATTTTACATCAATAACTTGGAATATGATCGTCCAAGGATTCAAGAACCCACATACGTGAACAACACACAGGTGCGTCAACGCACCTATGACAGTTATAGTGAAACCTATGATACCACACAAGGCAATGCTTTCACCATTGAGCGTCTGATGCCTGTGCCGTACAAACTGTCAGTGACTTTGGATATTTGGACTTCAAACACCAATCAGAAGCTTCAGATACTTGAACAGATACTGACCTTGTTCAATCCCAGTTTAGAAATACAAAGCACAGACAACTACATTGACTGGAGCAGTCTCAGCGTGTTGTACCTTGATCAGTTGGTCTGGAGCAGCAGGAGTATACCTCAGGGCACTGAGAATCCCATCGACATCGCTAGTCTCAAATTCAGCATGCCAATCTGGATCAGCAGTCCTGCCAAGATCAAGAAACTGGGTGTGGTCGAACGCATAGTGATGGGTATATTTGACGCCAACGGTGACGCAGCTGATGCCATAGTCAACAATGACCTGCTGATGGGCACCAGACTGATGTTTACTCCATGGAACTACAAGTTAGTGGTCATTGACAACAAGATACAGATCCTGCAGAATCCTACTATCGTACCCAACGGCGATTATCAAGATCTTGATCCCACTGCTATTGTAGCAGATAGCAATCTGTTGTGGCCTGCTGTGATTTCTGCGTATGGTGTGTTGCGTCCTGGTATCAGCCAGATACGACTCAATAATCCACCCATAGCTGCGCCAGACACAGCCAATCCCATAGTAGGCACCATAGTGATTGATCCCAATGATGATCGTTTGGTGATTTTCACTGTGGATCCTGACACAGCACCACAGAACACGCTGGATCCCATTGATGCTATCATTGATCCATTGATCAGTGGTCCCGGAGATGGGTTACCTGCACCCGTGTTGGGCATAAGATACTTGCTCACAGAAAGCACTGGTAGCTACGATAACGTGGGCAATCCTGTGTTGTGGCAGGGCACTGGTGGACAACCACTGGTGGCATCGGCCAATGACATCATTGAGTGGGATGGCAGTCGATGGCGTGTGGTATTTGTGAGCGAGGGAGAAACTGCCACTCAGTACGTTACAAACATAACTACTGGTACACAATACGAATGGATCGGCACAGGATGGATCAAGAGTTATCAAGGCGTTTACCCAGGCGGAGCATGGAGTCTGGTACTTTAAAAGCCGTAGGCGTTTGGTTCCTGGCCCGAGACACTGGCCGTTATCTATATCTCTTGCGCAATGATCCCAAACATCCCGGAACCTGGGGTTTGCCTGGCGGCAAGATTGAGTCAGGCGAAACCTTGTTGGGTGGCATGGAAAGAGAATGCCAAGAAGAACTAGGCAGCTTTCCTGACTATCGTCGATTGATGCCTTTGGAGAAGTTCACTTCCAGCGACAATGTGTTTGAATATCACACCTGGGTCTGTGTGCTGGATCATGAGTTCCATCCTGTGTTGAATCATGAGCACATTGGTTATGCTTGGATCGCATCGGGCACATGGCCTCGTCCCATGCATCCTGGGTTGTGGAGCACATTGAATATTGATGCTGTACAACAGAAACTGGCCACTGTGGAACGCACAGAGCTAGCAAACCTCTAACCAATCAGGGTTGGCTTGTCAACGGATTGTTCTGGCTCCAACTGGGCTGTCCGCTTACAGTGGTCACGACCATGGTAAAGTTGTTTGGGCTGTTATCTTTGTATGGATTGTTGCCATAGGCATTCAACAATAGCTGAGTACCTGCCACAGCGGTATTTGGTACAACTGGTGGTGTGTAGGAGGAAGCAGTGTACAAGGCTGTGCCAATCACTACCCTCACAGTGCTCATCTGCCCGTTCCAACTGGTTGAGCTTTGACTGGCGTCTTTGGCCAGGTATATGGTCTGACTTCCACCACCGTCTATGTTGCCGGCATTGCTGGCAGTGGCTTCCTGCACACCATTCACATGCAGTCGGAATGTGCTGCCTGATCTTGTGACCGAAAGGTAATACCAGGTACCGTTCACAGGAGTGGTAGTGCTGCTCATCATACTGGCGCTGAACGCAGCAAAGTCAAACTTGGTGTTAGAACCGTTTCGATCATTGAGTTGCCATTTGTTGGCACCGAAGTTACCATTGTCGATCAAGGTAGAGTTAGCATTGGTCCTGGCTGTGGGTTTGAACCAGCCTTCTATGGTAAAGGCGCTGGTGCCCAATGCAAGGTTAGTGGAAGCAGGTGTGTTGATACGTCCTTGGTTACCTGTGGTATTGATGCTACCGGCTGGGGTAGGAAAGTTGACCCCACCTGCTGTCGTAAATCCTCCTGTGATGGTCAAACCCATCGAATCAACCTATTTTCCAAGTAGTGCCGTCGGTCCACACCGGCACAGCGTTGGCTGCACCACCAACGGCTGTGGCTGCAAAAGTGACGCTGGTAGCATCTGTAACAAACGCTCTTGCTCCTGCGCCCACTGTGGCGGCTGCTGGCAAATTTGCTACAGTATTAGCTGTGGTCTTTATGTTGGTACAAGAAATCACGTTTGCGCCAGTGATGTTGCCGCCGCTGCCTGCACCTGTGGTTATGTTACCAGCAAGAATATTACCGCTAGCACTGAATATACCAGTCACGTAAGCACCAGTTGTAGCAAACACAGCTATGTTGCTTGTGCCGCCTACACCCACAGAAACGTTGCTGTTAGCAGCAACAACTGCTACGTTAGAGTTACCACTGGAGATACTGGTACCACCACCGATACCTGTTAACGCACTGCCGTTTCCAACAAAGAAGTTACCAGTGACGTTGCCGGTAGCACTTATTAAACCGGCTGTGAGTATGTTTCCACCTGTGACGTTTCCAGTAGCACTAACCAAACCAGCTGTGAGTATGTTTCCACCTGTGACGTTTCCGGTAGCACTAACCAAACCAGCTGTGAGTATGTTTCCACCTGTGACGTTGGCTGTTACGCTAAACGCGGCGGTCCAAGTCAATGCTCCTGTGCTAGTGCGACCTAATAACGCGGTATCATTACCAAATTGTATGTATCCAGCGGTGCTGCTATTGATACCTGTGATCGCAAAACCATTGGTGATATTACGGTCTCCGATCCAGACATCATCACCTATTTTATAATTAAATCCGCTATTATTGTTGGTTGATAGAAACGCTGCGGCAGTAATATTACCTGTGGCTGTGACCTGCCCAGCTGTGTTTAAGTTACCACCTGCAATATTGCCGGTTACATTGAATGCTGATACTACGTTGCTACTCAAACTCAATCCTGCGGCGTTTAAGTTACCACCGGTGACGTTGGCAGTGGCTGATATCAATCCAGCTGTGAGTATGTTACCACCTGTGACGTTGGCAGTGACACTGACCACTGTGCCTGTGTGGCTGGCTACGTTCACTATGTTGGTGGCCATCACGTTGTTGGAGATCACGTTACCACTGACGCTGAGCAACCCTGTGATAAACTCTCCTGTAGTAGCAAACACAGCCACGTTAGCTGTTCCACCTACGCCCACAGAAATGTTGCTGTTAGCAGCAACGATAGTCACGTTGGAGTTACCAGAGTTGATGTTGGCCACGCTGGTGATCACACCAGTTAAACAAGCACCATTGCCCAATATATAGTTGCCCGTGACGTTTCCGACCGCACTAACAAAAGTAGCGATGCTTATGTTGCCGTATACACTGGTTCCCGATATAAGTTTTGCCATAGTGTTATATTTACAGTAGTTTATATACCAAATCTACCGCGCAGGGCGTTGAAATTTGTGGTTATTTCATCCGCTGTCAAAATACGATTATACATTTTTACACCTTC